AAGTACGGCAGTGATAGTTATAGACTGTTTTATAAAAACGAAATACCCAATGACATTGGTGATCATGAATTGAAACGATATGTGGAAGAAGAAATAAATGGCAACTTATATACTAGTTGATACAGCAAATACTTTCTTTAGAGCTCGTCACGTTGTACGTGGCGATATTGATACTAAAGTAGGTATGGCACTACATATTACACTTAATAGTGTTAAGAAAGCATGGCAAGACTTTGACGGCAGTCACGTTGTATTTTGTTTAGAAGGACGTAGTTGGCGCAAGGACTATTATGAGCCTTACAAGCGCAATAGACAAGAAGCACGTGATGCACTTACTCCTGCACAAGCAGAAGAAGATAAAGTGTTTTGGGAAATCTTTGATGAATTTAAAGACTTTATTGGCACAAAGACTAACTGTACTATGATGCGTCATCCGCAACTTGAAGCAGATGATTTAATTGCAGGTTGGGTACAAGCACATCCTAACGACAATCACGTTATTATTTCAACTGACGGTGACTTTGCACAACTTATTGCTCCTAATGTACGTCAGTATAACGGGGTAAGTAATACTACAATTACACACGAAGGCTACTTTGATGACAAAGGCAAGCCTGTTGTAGATAAAAAAACTAAGCTACCTAAAGAAGCACCTAACCCTGCGTTTATGTTGTTTGAGAAGTGTATGCGTGGTGACACCAGCGACAATGTTTTTAGTGCCTACCCTGGTGTGCGCAAGAAAGGCACAAAAAACAAAGTTGGACTAATTGAAGCATTTGAAGACAAAGACACAAAAGGCTACAATTGGAACAATATGATGCTACAACGTTGGGTAGATCACAACGGTGAAGAGCATCGTGTGCTAGATGACTACAATCGTAACGTAACACTTTGTGATTTGACTGCGCAACCTGCAGATATACGAGAGATAATTAATAACACTATTGCAGAAGTTGAACCTAAGAGCATATCACAAGTTGGTATGCGTCTTATGAAATTCTGTGCTAAATGGGACATGCAACGTATTGCAGACCAAGCAGCATCCTTTGCAGAACCATTACAAGCGAGGTATCCTAAATGACGCTAAAAGCAAAACCTGTACTCAAAGATCGTTTTTGGATTGTAGAAAATGACGGTAAAAAAATTGGAACTATGTCGTTAGACGACGACAGATATATTTTTGCAAGTGCAGCAGAAACTTGTTTCTTTGATAATACTAGACAGATGAAAAAGAAATTTGGTGTTGATATTGTTTGGTCAGATGCCGAAGAAAAAACAGAAACAAAAAACAATTATGTTCATTCTTATCCAACAAGTGTTGTTCCATATAACAGTATGTATGATGTAAAAAATAAATTACCTCTTTTTACAAAAAGTGAAAAATCAAAAAGTATGTACTGTGCCGGATATTATGTAATACATTTTGAAAAAGGCTGGGTTAAATCTTTCTGTCCTAAACTTATTACAGTTGAACGCTATGAATACAAAGGTCCATTCAAAACTGAACTAGAGATGCGTCAGGAGTTAAGCCGTGTCAACAAATGATCCTTTAAACACTATACCTATTCAACAATTTATTCAACAAGTAAAATCTGCAGAAAATAGTAGGTCAAAAGAATTACGCATGGACATTACCCAGGCAAAAAATCTTGCGTTTACCCTAGGCATTGTCATGAGTAGGCTTAATGGCGATCTAGAAAAATTGCTTATAAAAAGCAACAATAGCGAAGAAATAATACAAGTTACTATGGATGGCGGTAATACTTGGGATAATTAGATAGATTGTATTTAGAAGATAAATATATGCGTATATAATAAAAAGGATACGCATATGAGTAGGCCCAAGCCGACTGTACTTTTAGAAAAAGTAAACAGTAAAACATATAGATGTGAACAGGTTTTAGAAGCAGAAGCCATTTGGGCTGTCTTTTACCAAAATAAGGCTTTTAATCTAAAAAGCTCTAACGCACTAACTAATTATCCTGGTCCTAAGTATAAAAAAACTGCATTCTCTAATCCAGGACATGCTCATAATCTTGCAAAAAAATTAAACGATATGTTTAACTGTACAGACTTTACTGTTGTAAAACTAATAGAAGGTGAAGAAGTACAAGAATGAACAAAGAAGCTTATACCAAAATATTCTTAAAAGAAAAAGGAATGGCTATAAGCGATGCTAATGTCAAACAGTATATGCCGTTATGGTGGAGAAATACAAGAAATAAACACAAAGGCGGTCTTAGGCTCACGGAAGATGGATTTGACCTTCTAAGTGAAATTGGAATTGAAGTATATGATATTCCTTACCCTAAAGACATGCCTTTGACTACTCAAGTGGTTATTTTCTTAGATCAATTTATTGATTGTCCTTACTACTTAACAAATAGAAGTATATATGTAACTAATGAGAAGAAAGCAGTAGAACTTACTTTGTTTAGTGGTGATTTAAGAAAATACGGTATAACAAAAGCAATGAATAGAGAAACTTAATGTGGCGACAAGGCAAATTAGAACCTTTATGGCAGGAAGAATACAAAACTTTAGATTACAAACACAAACCTGCTCATTCTAAAGACATATTACATTGGCGCAGGCAAGGTTTTACGTTTGAAAATTTTACAGGAGATATGTTCGCTAATCAATATAATATGCCTAATTGGGTACATAATGTTGCAAAAGTAATAGGACTAGTTGATTGTGGTTTTACATTTTACAAAATGAAACCTGGCATAGTTATGCCAAAACATATAGATCATTTTGAAAAATATTGTAGTCTATTTAATTGTGAAAAAAATGAGGTATATCGTGCTATAGTAGCACTAGAGGATTGGCAAAGTGGTCATTATTTTGAAATTGATAATATACCTATAGTCAATTATAAAGCAGGAGAGTATGTCGTTTGGAGCCATGAAGTAGAGCACATGGCAGCTAATTTAGGTCAAAACTCAAGATATACACTACAAATTACTGGAAAAAAGTTATAACTTACTGTTTTATATAGATTTCTTTTTTTAGATAATGGTTGACTTTTAGTGTAGAGATGCTATTATATATACATACTTAGCAAAAACTACAAGGGCTTAAAAATGGAAACTACATCTCGCACTGTTACACCGAATACTGCTAAATCTTCTATCAAACATGCACTGACTAAAAAACGTCCTATCTTTCTTTGGGGGCCTCCAGGTATTGGTAAGTCTGACATTGTTGCACAGATTACCGATAGTTTAGTAAATTCTCATCTAATCGATGTACGTTTGTCGTTGTGGGATCCAACTGATATTAAAGGTATTCCATTTTTTGATAGTAATTCGGGCACAATGCAATGGGCTCCTCCATCTGAACTACCATCAGAAGAATTTGCGGCACAGTACGATAACATTGTATTGTTCCTAGACGAAATGAACTCAGCGGCTCCTGCTGTACAGGCAGCGGCTTATCAGCTCATCCTTAACCGTAAAGTAGGTACCTACAAACTGCCTGACAATGTAATGATTGTTGCGGCAGGTAACCGCGAAGCTGACAAAGGCGTAACATATCGTATGCCTGCTCCGTTGGCTAACCGCTTTGTTCACTTGGAACTTGCTGTATCTTTTGATGATTGGTTTGATTGGGCTGTTGAAAATAAGATTAACAAAGACGTTGTAGGTTATTTACAATTTGCTAAGAAAGACTTATACGACTTTGATCCTAAATCACCCAGTCGTTCGTTTGCAACGCCTCGTTCGTGGTCTTTTGTGAGCGAGCTAATTGAGGACGGGTTAGACGAAAATACTACTACAGATCTTGTAGCAGGTTCAGTAGGTGAAGGACTTGCTGTAAAGTTTATGGCTCACCGCAAAGTTGCAGCTGATATGCCTAATCCTACTGACATTTTGGCAGGTAAAGTAAAAGAGTTGTATAACAAAGAAATAAGTGCAATGTATTCACTGACTGTATCTTTGTGTTACGAGCTGAAAGAAGCATCGGACAAAAATGATAAGAAGTTTGACAATAAAGTTAATAATTTCTTGCGTTTTGCAATGGATAATTTTGACACAGAGTTAGTTGTTATGGGTATTAAACTTGCTCTTACACAATATGCACTGCCAATTGATCCAGACGAAGTTGATTGCTTTGACGAGTTTCATGATCGCTATGGTAAGTATATTAAGGCTGCACAATCAGCATAAGATACAAAAAGAACGAGTTCTTTTGAGCTCGTTCTTAAATTTCCTGGTTGACAAATAAGTTAAATATTGTTATAATAGTAGTATACAAAATAGCAAAGTGAGTGGGGCAAATGGCTACAGCAACAGAAAAAACTGCAAGCAAACTTAAAAATTGGGAACCAAATCCTAATATTACTCCAGAAGAATTAGAAGTAATGCGAGTAGAAGTATATGATCGCATTATTGTTGCGAGAGTAGGACTGTTACTGCGCCATCCTTTCTTTGGCAACATGGCCACAAGACTAAAGATATTAGCTGCCGACGACTGGTGTCCTACGGCTGCGGTAGACGGTAAAAATCTATATTACAACACTCAATTTTTCAATGCTATGAATAATAAAGAAATTGAGTTTGTTATTGCTCACGAAATTTTGCATTGTGTCTTTGATCATCTAGAACGACGCACTTGGCAAGATAGAAATTTAGATCCTCTAATCAGTAATATTGCACAAGACTATATTGTAAACAATGTTCTTGTTAGAGATAGAATTGGTGAAAAACCTAGTATAGTCGATTGTTTTCAAGATTTTAAATACGAAAATTGGTCTTCTGAAGAAGTTTACGATGACATTTTTAAAAAATACGACGAAGAGCAACTTAGACAATTAGGCGAACTTTTAGACGAGCATCTTGACCCAGAAGACGGTGACGGGGCTGCTGACGGTGATGCAGGAGAAGAAAAGGATTCTAATGGCAATAGTGTAAGCAAGAAAAAACCTAAATACACTAAAGACGATTTGAAAAAAATACGCGACGAAATCAAAGAAAACATGATTACTGCGGCACAAAGCGCAGGTGCAGGCAACTTGCCAGCAGGAGTTCAACGTATTATACAAGAATTTACAGAACCAAAAATGAATTGGAGAGAAATTCTAAGACAACAAATTCAAAGTATTATCAAAAGTGATTATACCTTTAGTCGACCATCTAGAAAAGGTTGGCATACTACAGCCGTTCTTCCTGGTATGAATTTTGACGAAACTATCGACTTATGCATTAGCATTGATATGTCAGGATCAATTGGCAATAAACAGGCAAGAGACTTTTTAGGCGAAGTAAAAGGCATCATGGACGAATACAAAGACTACAAAATTAAATTATGGTGCTTTGATACTTCTGTGTATAATGAAGCAGACTTTAGTGCAGACGGCGGAGAGGATCTTTTAGATTACGAAGTAATGGGCGGCGGCGGCACTGACTTTATGGCGAATTGGACATACATGAAAGATCAAGACATTCAGCCTAAAAAGTTTTTAATGTTCACAGACGGCTATGCTTGGGATAGTTGGGGTGACCCAGATTACTGTGATACAGTTTTTGTTATTCATAGTAATCACGATAAAAACATTCAAGCACCGTTTGGTACAACGGTTCTTTATGACGAAGCAGCATGATAAAAAATAAACCAGTCAATACTTTAGAAATTTTAGATTTACGGCAAGTAAATTTTCCGCCGCCTCATTTTGAATATATTACTTTACCTATGAAATTTAACTTAGAGGATTCACTAGCTAAGTGGATTAATAAAAATTTAAAAAAACGTTTTTTTGTAGGCAAAAGTTTAGGATTAGATAAAAAAAATTCTAGATCGATACAACTTACTGTCGGGTTTGAAGACAGTAAAGAAATGAGTTATTTCATGTTGGCATGTCCACATTTGAAATACAACTAAATAAAATGCGCATATATAATTATATAGGAGAATAAAATATGAGCGATGAAACTAAGGTAGAAGAACCAGCAACACAAACTGCTAAATCTTCCCAAGAAGGTGCTGCGCCTGACTTGACAGTAAATGATTTACAGGCGTTGAAAAGCATTATTGATGTTGCAAGTCAACGTGGCGCATTTAAGCCAAACGAAATGGTCACTGTGGGACAAGTCTATAATAAACTAGAGCAATTCTTAGGCGCCGTTGCACAAGCACAACCTCAGGGTTAGGAGAATAAAAATGGTTAATATGAAACATGTTGGCAGAATGGTCAACAACAAAAGAAAAGTAGTTGTAGCATACAGAGTTGTTCCGTCTGAGCCAGAA